TCTGCACCCTTAACATAATGATAAAGTTTATCACCTTCAGTTCTGAGTAACATATGTTCAGTACCTTCTGGTGCTTCATTTTCAATGTAAGGGGGAGTACCAATTGGCAATTCTGATTCAATTTTTGGGTCAAATGACCATTTACAGAGTTGTCGCAAAGCAGAGCAATCTTCATCTTGTAAAATCTTGATTTTTTGTGCTTTTGTTTTTGCACCATGAACTTTAGTCAAAATTTCACTAAGAAGAAGTTCTCTAACTTTAATTTTTGGTTGAGATCTATCTGGATATGCACTTACAGATCCATCACTATTACTATCAAATTCTACTGGTTGTTGTGCCATATTAAAATTCTCCTATGCTTTCAATTAAATTATTAAGTTTTCTTTCGATAAAAAAGTTCAAAAGGCCACTTCGTTTTCCTTTCGGAATTTCATCATATTGTTTTCCAATCTGGTCAACAATGTTTGATGGTGTATATTGTAAATCAATCAGTTTCATATTCCTATGATAATTTCTTAACTGTTCTTCATTACAAAAATCTTCTGGATTTTGGTCTATCCATAATTCTACTTTTTTCTTTGTTATGGGTGCTTGTCGAATCTTTTCCACAATACAATCATCAGCTGATAAGAAATTAGGTATACCATCAGAGCTGTCACCTCGCAAAATATGTTCCTTCAAATATTTAGCTGGATTGACATTATTAACTATTTTTTTAGTAATTGGACTATATTGTTTAACATTTTCTTTTACTTGTAATTGTATAAAATCTTTATCACTTGAAATAATCATTATCGGTTCGTTCCAAGATTTTGCAAGAACTCCAATAACATCATCGGCCTCTGCTGCTTCAACTTCTATATATTTGTATGGGAAATATTCTTTAAGTTCAGATTTGATAGTATCAAGACTTTCAAATATTTGTGTCCAATCTTTAGATGAAGAATCTCTAGTAGTTTTTCTACCAGCCTTATATAATGGAAAATGTTCACGCCTCCATGAATTTCTACCATCACAACATAAAACCAGTTCTCCATATTCTTCATGATACTTTTGTCGATACATTCTGAGGCTATTCAGAATCATATGTCGTATCATTTTAATATCAACCTCTGTTCGGTCTTTTCCCATTGACATCATTGTGGATGCCACCATTATCTGACTCAAATCAATTAATATCATAAGTATAATCCATATTTTCCAGAGTTGAAATATTCATCATTTACTCCTTCAAGAGTCATTTTATAATGTTCCATATATTCTTTTTTTACAGTATCACCTTCATTTGTTACTCGCAAACAAGCATCCCATTTAGAATATTCTTTTTTAGTTATTAAAAAGAATTCAAACATATGTCTTATATCGACAAATTCTGTATCAGTTCCTTGTGGTATACCAAGAGGTTTGCCTGTATATAGTGATTTATTTTTCATACAACCTCACCCCACACCATATTAATGTCTGGATAGAATATACCCTTAGTTCGTTTTGGTGTACCATCTGCATGATAGGCCATTGCGATACATTTCCATTGGGTTTTCTTTTCTTCATCATCTCCCATGAAATTAGAAATCCAATCCCCTGTTCTGAGATAATGTTCCATGAACCGAATATAGGCTTTGGTATTATCAGAATTGATACTATCTGTAATTGCTTGTTTGGGGGTTGCGCCTCTCCTACGAGAGTTGACAGAATATGCAGCGGCCCTATCCTTACTATGTTTAATCGACTTCTTAATCGATTTCAATGATATGGGGTCATCATCTGGTATTTCTAATACCTTTGGATGTATATTTTTATACTCTGCTGGGGATTTCTTACTTCGTGCTTTAGTTAATTGGTCACGAAGTTCTTGTTTTCGCTTTTCGCTTAATTGTTTTCTCATTATATTCCATAATAATCAAGTATTATTTCAATCATCTCATTTTTATTTAAAGTAAGATCATTGAGTTTTATAGGTTTAGGCCCAATATAGGTAAACCAAGTTTCAAAATTTTCATTACCCATATACAGGTCTTGAACAAATCCATAATCTAGAGCTATAACATCTTCATAGGAATATTCCCTAGAATTTGTTCTAATCTCTAAAATGGTTGGAACTGTACCATCATCAATAAGACCTTTTAACTTTGTAAGTCTTTTATTCACTATATTATCAGCTAGCTTACTATATTAAAATTCAAATGTCAAGTCTTTTATTCTACAATTGTTGAAAAATATCTATTCATGATATTATCATTGTAATACAATCTTTCACCATCATCATTTGCAGCTTCTAAAACATTATGTTGAAATAACAATTTTGTTTCGTTGTAATTTACTTGACCTTTCTTTTTGTAAAGAGATAAGATCTCTCTCTTGAATCTGTTAGGGCCAGATTCCTGCACCATTTGTTGAATTTTTTTAGATGAACTGTAATAGGTTTTCCAATCACTTTCTGATCTCACTCTTTTTCTAATTCCTTTTTTCTTCCTAACAGAATGAAAATATTTCCTCCCAATATATTTCATTCCATTTTCAAGATCAGTTAAAATGTAACAGAAACCAAAATAATCTTTAATATCTTCACTTTCAAAAACTTTACCATTATATAGCCAAGGGTTTTCGTAACTCATAAATACTCCACTTAGGAATATTTATGTTAATAATAATCTTCCTCTTCTTCATAATCTTCTTCCATTTCAATATCTTCTCCACCACAAAATGAACAATAACTTATATCATATCTCGATTTATTCAAATTATGTTTAATAAAATATATAGCATGACAATCTGTACATTCTATTTCAATATTTTCTACCATAAAACTTGCTATTAAATGATTTCACAACTGTCACCAGAGCACGCAACTGTTTGAGCTCCTGTAGTATTATCTTCTGTTTCATATATAGAAAGCTTAGAATAATCAATTTTTGGGAAATCTGCAAGCATTACATTATAAGTTTTTTCATCGATTTCTTCGTAAGGGGCAAGTTGATAGATGTGGTCATCTTTAGGTAAGAAACTCACCCCCACTAAATCATCGAAATTTTCGTATACAAAATTACCAACCTTAAACCATTCTTCAGGTTTGACATAAATTGTGGCTGATACTGTATGTTCGGTATAATTATGTTTTATTTTTAACCATTGTTTTAATTGAGAAATTGCATCAACATCTTTTACTTTTACTGAATTCTCTGGAGCCTTTACAGGAAATTCAACTACCCATGTCATTGCAGTTTTTACTGGTTGTCCAACTTCTGGATGGAATTTTACTCCTTGATCTTTCATCATTCTATACAATGGATCTGTTGCAGAAATTCTTACTCTTCGTATATAGTAGTCTGCAAATCGTGGATGAAAACCCGATGCAGAATTTACTAATGTTGATACTGTACCACTAGGTTTTGTAGTAGTGATGGCTGCAGATCTGTTTATCTTTAATCGTTCTGCTGTTTCTACATTTACCCCTATTGAAAAATCTCTGAGAGATTGTAAATTATCTTCAGTTAAAATATCTGGATTGTCCATTTGACCTGTCATGGATACTCCTAAAAGTCTTTCTTCTTCAGCATTCTTTTTCCAATCATCGTGAAGTTCATCCAAGAGGCTGAAATTAGTTAGTGTAGATTGTATTGTACCAATCATAGTTGCAACTTTTATCTTTTCCATTAAAGTCTCAACAGTATCTTCTGCACGAATAACTACTTCTGAGAGGTTACAGAACCCTCTAGGGCGCAATATTATTTCACCACAGGGATTTGTAGTCCAATCTTGTCTTTTACGCCTTCGTTTTGGAATCAAACTATTGATTGAATATCGATTGAAAATACCACGTTCTCCTGTACCACTCTCTGCAAGAGCCAACCATTCCTTCATGAAATCAATAGAGTTTGGTTTAACATCATATATTGCACTATTGTTACTCATGGCTCTGTGACCATTAGTGATCCAAAACTGTCCTTGTTTTGCATTTCTCATTCCACTATCGTAAAGGTCTGAAAGAGTAATAATCGATGACCTTCTGACACCACCTACGACTACTGAATTTGCAATTTTAGTAATAATATCAAATGCATTAATGGAACTTAACTTTCGTTCCCGATGTGCTTCTATCATGTGTTTTATGAAATGCAAAGTCTCATCTAGAGGCCCAGGCCCAGAGGATCTACCACCAAAAGTTTTGAGTCTTGCTCCTTGTGGTCTGAGTTTTGATAAATCCCATTCTACATCGTATCCTTCCCACATAGAAGTACAAACTGCCAATGTTCCTATTGCCCATCCTTCTTTGGAATCTTCAAATACAACCTTATTCTTTTCACCATTCAGTTTCTTTACTTTGGGAATCTTTTCAATGTATCTTTTAGAAACATCTACACCAACTCCTGCACCACTCATCAACAGAAAATAGACTTCTGCAAAAGAATGTAAAGAGTCAATAGGAACAGTTGAACAATTATAAATTGCAACATTATTAATATCGGCTGGTTTTCCAGCAGTCCACAATAGTCTCATTGAAGGCATCACTTTCATTTCAAGAATATACTGATGTATCAATTCATAATCTGATTTTTTTAATTTATTCTTACTAATCTTTTTCAGAAACACTACAGCTCGTGCAACTGTTTCATCCCATGATTCTCTACGCATTTTAGCGTCATCCCATCTAGAATATGTTCTATAGTATACAAATTTGCTTAGTTCATTTTGGAAAGGGTCTTGTTGTGGGATTGGTTCTGTAATAGTTTTTATTGTACGAGAGATGGGTATAGGTTTATATGTCTGAGTTGATGTTACGGTCTGCACTTGAGGGTTCATATTTTCTTCCATTGGTTAATTTTGAGGTATGCTTCTAATCCATGATATGAATGTACATCGATAAATTCTTTGATGTTCTTCATTCCTGACAGAACCATATCATTGATGTCTTTACTTTTTAATTCTGGTGGCCAAATCACTACGTTATAATTCCTGTCCACAGATTTAAACATACGCTCAACGGTATGTTCATTTCGTGGTTCGTTATCGTATATGGTAGTGGTTGATTCTGGACTTAACTCCAATAAGTTCAAATCAGCGCCGGCAACTGCTAAACAGTTGTCTATAAAGAGAGAATCTAATGGGCCTTCAACAACGTATGTATGAGAATCAAAATCAATACGTTCAAGTCCATAAATCTTCTCTTTTTCTGAAACAAGTTTTAAGGTGATATATCTAGGATCTTCGTTACCAAAGGCTCTCCCTTGATAAGCGAATATTTCTCCAGATTTGTCAAAGAAGGGTATGACTAATCGTGGATAATCTATATTTATACTCTTAAATTTTTCGGGAAATATTGTGTGTGACCACTCATAAAATTTCTCTGCAAAGTATAATTTGTCCCAATGTATTTTGGGAATTTGTCTTTTTTCCAAGTATTGTATAGCCGGATGGCCGTCTTCAAGATCACAAAACTTAACTAGTTTATCCAAATGCCTGTTAAGGGATTTGTCAAACTTAGGAGCTTCAAATGTGAATGGGATTTTGTCAGGAATAGGCGTATTCCCTTGAGTCTCACCGTCTTTGTACTTCTCTACTAAAAACTCAGTATGAAGTCCATGATCTATTTGTTTGAGGAAATTATTAAAGGTAAGTCCTACACCACAATTATGACACTTGTAGAAAAAAGATGCC